CAGAGCGATTGATATTGACAGGGATTTATCTGGAAAGGCAAAGCCTGACCTCATGCCTGACCTTGCGGATCAGATACGACACGCCGCAAAGTCTGACTCAAGAATTGCTTATGTCATCTTCTCGGGCAAGATTGCTTCCCCTCGCATGGGCTGGCGCTGGCGCAAGTATTCTGGAATCAATAAGCATGACCATCATTGCCATATCTCTTTCACTAAGAAGGGCGATGCAGATAGCTCGTTCTTTAATATCCCAATGTTAGGCGGCACAGCATGAACATGAAGCATCCAGCAATCCTTTCAGTCGGAGCGTTTCTTGCAGTATGGGGAACTACCTCTAACTTCTCACTTGACTATCGTGCAATCTTGGGCGCAGTCGTAGCTGGCGTATTTGGATACGCATCGCCTAAACGATGACCGCACAGGACTACGCGGCATTATCAGTCGCTATCATCTCAATCCTTGGCGGCGTTGCAGCTTATGTCCAGTTTATGATTAAGCACTACTTGTCAGAGTTACGACCTAACGGCGGCTCATCTATAAAGGATCAGGTTAATCGATTAGAAGCGCGTGTCGATACAATCATCGAGCTGTTAGGTAAGTAACACTTATCCTATGGCTAAGAAAAAGGTCATAGACCTAGACACCTACAGCGCCTTAGACGCTTATGCCATTTCAATGAATGAGTTCTACAAGGCACTACGCAGGGCTGGTTTTGCAGTTGATTTATGTCTAGCAATTATTACCGATAGAGACGCTTATCCAGATTGGGCATTGCCAGAACTTCCCAATCGCATAGACAACATTCCCTATGATGATGAGGATGACGATTAAGAAGATCGTAATACTCTCGGACTTGCAAGTGCCTTTCGAGGACGTGCATGTAGTCCGTAATATTGCCAAGTTCCTAGGCACTTTTAAGCCAGACCAAACAGTCACGATAGGTGACGAGATTGACTTCCAGACTATAAGCAAGTGGTCACAAGGCACACCCGAGGAGTACTCACAGAGCCTAGGCGATGACCGAGACCGATGCGTTGAGCTTCTCTGGGAACTGGGCGTCACAGACTGCATACGATCTAATCACACAGACCGGCTATACAACGTCATCATGCGTAAGATTCCCTCATTCCTATCCTTGCCAGAGCTGCGGTTTGAAAAGTTTATGAAGTTTGATGAACTAGGCATAACCTTTCACAAGCTGCCAATGAACATAGCCCCTGGCTGGATTGGCGTCCATGGAGATCACACACCCATCAAGCAACTAGGTGGCTTATCAGCCCTTGAGGCAGCCCGTAGGCATGGCAAGAACGTCATCTCTGGACATACTCATAGGGCAGGGCGTAGCGCCTTCACAGAAGCCTCTGGAGGGCGTTTAGGGCGTGTTCTGCATGGAGTTGAGGTAGGTAATCTCATGGACTTCAAACAGGCTAGATACACCAAGGGAACGGCTAATTGGCAGCAAGCCTTTGCCATCATGTATGTGCATGGCTCAAGCGTCCAGGTGGACATTATCAACATTGAGAAGAACGGGACGTTTATAGTCCAGGGCAAGGTCTATGGAAGGGTTCGCTAGACCGGACTTTGGTGATGAGGTTGTGGATAACATTGTTATCGTTTCGTTATCAAAAAAAGGTGGCTGTCTAGTACATCAGCTGTAAAGTTCTTCTTGTAGCCGGAAATACCAGCTACGAAAGGGGCTCAAAATGAATAAAGTTATCAGCGCACTACACGATGTTTTAGGACTTAGCACAGAAGAAGCAATCCGGGTCATGGAACTATGTGACACAACCCTCGATGGTTCTAAGTGGTCAGAGGCTACTTATAGCCAGGTCATTCGCACAGCACAGTCAGTTATGGCGGTGGCATAATGAACCACGATCACATAGTTATATTCTCGATGCTGGTAGGCGCTTTGCCTGGTTTCCTGTTTGGCTACATGAAGGGGCATGAGAACGGGCTTAAGCAAGCGCGCCAGTCCTACCGCCGCCTAACACGTCAGATGGAACAGCACAAGGTTAATCGATGAACGCCCGTGACTACCTCAACGAAGCGCGAGCTACTATCCAGGACAGAGGACTTGATTACGGTCACCCTCAAGACAATATGCAGCGAACAGCCGCACTCTGGAGCTCATACCTCGAAATGCCAGTTACAGATTATCAGGTGGCGATGTGTATGGCATTGGTCAAAGTCGCAAGAAGCATGGAAACTCCAAAGACAGACACTTACGTCGATCTCACAGCGTACGTCGCAATAGCGGCGCAGCTGCACACAGAGGAGAATGAACTCTATGTTTAATCTAGAAGATTACGAGACAGTAGAAGAACGACTTATTAAGTTTTGGAAGGAACATCCTGATGGCAGAATTGACACAAAGTTGGTTGATGCGAGTGCTACGAGGTTTATCGTTCAGGCTTATATATACAGAACTGAAGTTGATCAACACCCTTGGGCTTCTGGGCTCGCAGAAGAAACGATATCGGGTCGTGGAGTCAATGCTACTTCTGCTCTTGAAAACTGTGAAACGTCTGCTATTGGTCGTGCGCTTGCTAGTGCTGGTTACGCAACAAAGGGAAAGCGACCAAGTAGAGAAGAAATGGCGAAAGTTCAAGAACAGTCTAAGGTAAAGGCTGAACTAGATAAGGTAAAGGCTAAGATGGCTGAAACATCTACAGAATACATTCCAGTAGCAAAGGCAGATGATCCATGGACTATCGCACCAGCACAGCAAGCACAGACTTTAGAGAGTGCGGTCGAGATGGTCAAATCCTCACTTGGTGGCACAACGCCGGACGAGAGCTGTATTCATGGTGCAAGGGTTTGGAAAACTGGCACTAAAAAGACCGGCGGCGAATGGGGTCATTGGAAGTGCATGGCTCAAATCATGGGCGATGCACAGCGTTGCGACCCTATCTGGTATGAGATTGACAAAGCCACCGGACAATGGAAGCCACAGGTAAAACGCTAATGGGACACCTACAGTTCCTAAACCAAGATGGTGAATGGGAAACATTTCCAACGCCCGAGCAAGAAGCCAATCTAAGAGCTAATGCAGAAGTGCTGGAAGAACTGGGTTATCAGCTGACCTGTCAGTTATGTAATCAGTTTCCTAACTCAAGACAGATCAGAGAACGTTATCTCAAAGAGGTTTGGGTCTGCGAAAAATGTAGCACAATTAACTCTGCTGGTAAGGCATAGCCTAATCGATGCCAAGCCAGAGCAGAAAGCACCGAGGCTATCGCACCGAGCGCGTGATTGAATCCTATTTACGCCAATGGTGGGAGAACGCTAGCGTCGGTCGAGGGGCTGGGAAAGATATTCACAACGTGCCTTTCGATTGTGAAATCAAAGCCCGGACAGAGTTCCAGCCTCTTGCATGGTTGAAGCAAGTCACTAAAAGAGCAGGGGGCAAAGAGCTCCCCTTCGTGGTGTGCCGCATGAATGGTCAGGGTGAAGATGCTGCCGAGTATCTTGCCTTTATGCGGTTTGGTGACTTGGTTCAACTTATGCTTCGAGTTGGTTACGGCGATATACAGAAAGATTCAGTACAATTAGAGCCTGAACGTTGCACACTATGTGGATCGTGGAAATTAAAGGAAGTCTCATGCAGGACATGTTCTAATGCCAATCTATGAGTTCGAGTGTGATAACGAGTTATGCGAGGCCAATGCCAGATATGACAAGGAGTTAAGTATTAATGAACCACATGACCTTGATTGCCCGTTTTGCAGCTCGCCTATGCGCAAGATTTACAGTTCTGTTCCCGTTCACTTTACCGGCACAGGATTCTATTCAACAGACAAATAAGGGGCTCAAATGGAAAGAGTAAAGAATGACGAGTGTTACACGCCACAATGGGTATTCGATGCCATGGGGCTTAGGTTTGACTTGGATGTAGCTGCACCCATAGATCGTACGCAAGTATCTGTTCCTGCTGACAAGTTTTACACAGAGGCTGACAATGGTCTGCTCCAGCAATGGAAAGGTCGAGTTTGGATGAATCCGCCATTCTCAAAGATTACACCTTGGATTCATAAGTTCCTAGATCATGGCAATGGCGTGTGTCTTGTGCCTTTGTCTAGTAATGGTAAATGGGTTAATGAGCTATGGAGTAGTCATGCAGCTGTGACTTACTTGCCTGCAAATATGGCATTTGTAAATCGTAATGGTGAATCAATTAAACACAGATGGAGATGCTCAATGTGGGCGTTAGGAGCTGAAAATGTTGAAGCACTTGAAGGTATTAGCAAGGTTAGATAGTTATACACACCTGTGGATAAGTAGAGTACGACACGCACTTAACACGGGAGTTATCCACATGCTTGACACGTCTGGTACTCTACAGGCTAGAGCCCATCAAGGGCTCACTCCGAGCCGCCGACGCGTAGCTCGGGGGGTAGCCCTCGTTATCGGGATATCTATGTCTATACCGATGTCGGCAGCAGACAATAGCTCAATAAGTCCTATTCATAGTGTTAGACAATTAGCTGATATACAACTAACAGAGAAGCAAGAGTCTTGTCATAACGCTATTGTGTATAGAGAATCAAGGTTTGATAGATATGCAGTTAATGGATCACATCATGGTTACTATCAAGGTAGAACTACTTACTTAATCAATAAGCCTGATGATGTGCAATTCTATTGGTATTGGTCTTACGTTTCATCTAGGTATGGCATAACAGAGTATGATGAACCTGATATGTGTAAGGCACTACATCATCTAAGAGCTAAGGGTTGGCAATGAGAGAGTATCAATGCATGGGGTGTAATTACTCATCACCGGATGTAACTAAGATATTATTAATGCCAGATGGTGAAA